TTACAGGTTAAAGACGTTCGGTTTGACTACATTGTGAAAAAGGTCGCACGGTCTCAAAACAGCATTTCCTATGCTGTCAGTCGTGTGGAGGTATTATGAAAATTACAGTTTTCAATCTCGACAAGGTAATTTCACAGATAGGCAGTTACAAGACCGATTTGCAAAACAAGGTGAATTTGTTTTTAGAACGTCTTTCAACGCTCGGCGCATACCGTGCACGTGTAGAGTTTACAAATGCAATGTATGCAGGCACAAACGATACAGAGGTCAGTGTGGAAAAGACGGTTACAGGGTATTCCGTAGTTGCGAAAGGTCAGGCTGTTCTGTTTATTGAATTCGGTACAGGCGTACTGAACCCAGAACATCCGCAATCATCGGAATTTGGTTTTGCACACGGGCAGTACGGTGACGGAAAAGGCGCAAACGAAAAAGGATGGGTCTATGTTGGGGAGCAGGGCAATGCCGGGCAACCGATTCGCAATGGCATTTATCGCACATTCGGTAATCCGCCTGCAAAAGCGATGTATTACGCGGCTAAGGATATGAAAGCGGAGATTCAAAAGATTGCAAAAGAGGTGTTTTGTTGAATGATTGATATTGAAAACGAACTTTTCACCAAAGCCGCCGAGATTCTTCGCAGTCGATTTGGCTCAGATTTTACCGTATACGGTGCAACCGTGCTTGCGCCGTCTGCATTTCCTTGCGTTTGTATTGAAGAAAGCGACAATTTTCCGCTTGTTCGCACGCAGGACAGCGGAAGCAATGAAAATCACGTGGAACTTGTGTACGATGTTAACGTGTATTCCAATAAACAAAGCGGAAAAAAGTCTGAATGCAAAGAGATTCTCGCGGTAATTGATGATTTCTTTTTAGGTGTGGGCTTTACCCGCACCACCAAACAACCGATACAATTAGATGATGTGACGCAATTTCGCCTGTTTGCACGGTATACGGCGATTGTGTCCAAAGATTCGACCATATACAGGAGGTAACAAATGGCTATTTCTACTTACAAAGTATTTCTTATGAAAAAGACGGCAGAAGCTTATGAAAAGCTTGTGGACATCAAGGATTTCCCCGACCTCGGCGGCTCTCCGGAGATGTTGGAAACCACAACGCTTTCCGATAAGATGCAAACCTATATCCCCGGTATTCAAAGCCTGGATGCGCTTGAATTTACCGCCAATTACACCAAAACGGATTATGAAAAGCTCAAGGCGCTCGAAGAGCAAGAAATGGAGCTTTCGGTTTGGTTCGGCGGTACGGAGTCAAATGGGCAGGTTGCACCGACAGGCGAAAATGGGAAATTTAATTTCAAGGGTTATGTTTCCGCGTTTATTACCGGCGGCGGTGTGAATGAAGTTGTCGGTATGACTGTATCAGTCGCACCGTCTTCTGCAATTGAAATGGGCGCGTAAAGGAGGCGTTTTATTATGGCTAAGACAATCAATATTACGTTTGAGGACGTTACATATACGCTTGAATTCACTCGGAAATCTATTAAAACGATGGAAAGCAGAGGATTTAAGATTTCTGAATTTTCCGATAAACCCGTCACGATGTTGCCCGCATTGTTCGCGGGGGCATTCTTGGCGCATCATCGTTTTGTAAAACAGGATGTTATCGAAGAAATCTTTGCTCGTCTGAAGAATAAGGAAGAGCTGATTGATAAGCTTTCCGAAATGTATGCCGAGCCGCTTATCGCACTTATGGATGACCCGGAGGAAGATGAGGGAAACCTGGAGTGGGGCGCGAGCTGGTAAGTGACTCTCAGCCCTTTATAGGGGGCGAATCAACAGATTTTGCCCCCTATATTTCGTATACAGAGCAGTTTTATTCTCACTTACCGTTTTATTTGTCTATAGGTATGACCTATGAGCAATATTGGAACGAGAATTGCTGTTTGGTGAAATATTTTCGAGAAGCTCATGAATTGCAGAAAAAACGTGATAATGAGCGGATGTGGTTACAAGGGATGTATGTTTACGAGGCACTTTGCGACGTATCACCTGTACTGCACGCGTTTGCAAAGGGTGGTACAAAACCGCTTCCGTATGCGGAAGAACCTTATGCAATTACACAAGCGGAAATTGAAAAAAGACGCGCAAGGCGGGAAAAATCCGAATTTGAAAAAAAGGCGGCGAAAATGAACGCTTTTGCGATTCAGTTTAATGCCCGAAAGGCGAAGGGAAAGGAGGTAGACAATGGCTGATATTGTGACGGATACCATCCTCATTAAAGCGGATTCCGATACGAAATCTGCTGAGGACGGACTTTCAAAACTGCAAAAAACGCTGTCGAAATTCCAAGGCAAGATGAACGACGGCGCGAGCGGTACGAAGAAGATGACTACGGCGTTTTCCTCTTTTGCGGTAAAAAGCAAACGGTCAGTTGCGGTATTTCAAAGGATTTCCGAAACCCTCAGTAGCTGGTTCAACAAATCCAACGATTATGTGGAAGCGTTAAACCTTTTTAATGTTGCTATGGGCAATTCAACCGAAGAAGCGCTTAAATATGCACGAACGGTAGAGTCTGTAATGGGAATTGATGTTACAGAATGGGTTTCTTATCAAGGCGCGTTCAATCAGCTGGCAGAAGGGTACGGCATTGCTTCCGAATCCGCAAACCGCATGAGCAAAAACCTTACACAGTTGGCCTACGACCTTTCCTCTCTTTGGAATGTAGATGCTGAAACGGCATTCCAAAAGTTACAGAGCGGTATGTCCGGGCAAATTAAAGGTCTTAAAGTTTGGGGCGTGAATATATCTGTAGCAAACTTAAAAGAAACTGCTTTAGCCCATGGAATAGACCTTTCCACTTCCAAAATGACAGAGGCACAAAAAGCAACGCTTCGATATGTGTCGATTATGGAACAGACAGCCAATGCACAAGGCGATTTGGCACGTACGATTACTACGCCCGCAAATGCCTTACGAATTTTGCATGAACAGTGGGAACGCTGTAAAAGGGCAATGGGGCAGGTTGTAAGCGTAGTTGCTGTTAAAGTAATTCCTTGGTTTCAGGCGTTGATTCAGATGATTATCGCCGCCGCGCAGTCTCTGGCAGGGTTTTTAGGGTATGAACTTCCTGAAATTGATTATTCCGATGTAATCGGAGGCGGCGTTGGGGCTGTGGATGATTTAACAGACGGTTTGGGCAGTGCCGCGGATAAGGCGAAAGAGCTCAAAAAATCTTTGCTCGGTATGGATGAAATCAACATAATCGGCGACAGCTCTGATTCCCAGTCCGTAGGTTCATCCGCACTCGGTGGTGGGTATGACCCCACCTTTGGTATGGATTTGAGTCAGTACGATTACGATTTCCTGTCCAATATTCAAATGCCCGATTTGGAACCTTTTAAGGAAAAACTTCGCGAAATCCTTAAGATTATTGGTCTTGTTTCGTTAGGCTTTGAAACTTGGAAATTAACAAGTTTTATCTGTGATTTAGGCGTTGCGATTAAAGAAGCGGGCGGTTTGAAAGAAATACTATCCTCAACGAAAGGAAAGGCCGGTCTCATTACGCTTGGAGTTACATTAGCGGTTACTGGCGTTGCCGTTGAAGCCGACGGAATTATAAGTACAATCAAAGAGGGACTCAGCGGCGTGAATTTTGGGGAAATCTCGGGTGGCGGCGTCTCTATTATTGCCGGGGGTGCTATGATTGGTCAGGCTCTTGGAGATGCTTTGATTGGTGGTAGTATCGGCGCAATTATAGCAGGTGTTCCGATGTTTGTTATTGGTGTTTATGATGCAATCAAGAATGGTTTGGATACCTTGTCTGCATTGCTAATTCCAATTGGCTCTACTCTTGCGGGGGCGGGAATTGGTGCAATAGTTGGTTCGCTTGGTGGTCCGATAGGTGCAGGAATCGGCGCGTTGATTGGATTGGCGGTGGGGTTGCTTACAGACTTCGGAATATATTTGGCACAAAATTTCGGCGAATCTATAAAGAACTTTTTCTCGAATATATGCACTTGGTTTTACGACACTATCATTTCCCCGATAAGTGAATTCCTAAGCAGTGTCAGTACTTGGGTTTGGGACAATGTTATTCAGCCTGTGATTGATTTCTTCACACCGGTTTTTGATGCTGTATGGAGCGTACTTACGGCGATATATCAAAATGTGAAGGATATTGTGGTTGGTATTGGTACAGCGATATGGTCTATTGTAGAAAAAGTGTGGGAAATATTCAAAAAAATTGCAGAAATATTTGTGGCACTTGGAACAGCTTTCTATACATATGTGATTGTTCCGATTATTGACTTTGTTCAGCAATTTATAATACAACCGCTAAAAAAAGCAGCGACTTGGTTCTATGATGTTGTACTTAAACCAATAGGCGCATTTTTTAAATCCATAGGTGTGTGGGTTTATGACCATATTATTAAGCCGATATGGGATAAAATTGTTTGGCTGAAAGATAAAGCTTGTGAGATTTTTAAGAATGTTGGTACAACGGTAGTGAATTTTGTTTCTAATCTTTTTAAGAGTGTAATTAACGGTGTTCTTGGCGGTATAGAGTGGGTAATAAATGGCTTTATAAAAATGCTGAATGGCGCAATAGATATTATAAATAAAATACCCGGCGTGAGCATTGCAAAAATTGAATTACTTGCAATTCCTCGTTTAGCTGAAGGCGGTTTTCCGCAAACGGGTGAAATGTTTATTGCGCGAGAGGCAGGTCCTGAAATGGTCGGTACAATCGGGAATCGTTCTGCCGTTGCCAATAACGACCAAATCGTTTCAGGTATTCAGAACGGCGTATATGCTGCAAACCAAGAGCAAAATGCACTTTTGCGTGAGCAGAACCGTTTGCTTCGGCAGTTGTTGGAAAAAGAATCCGGCAACGAAATCAATGTATCTACCATTACAAAGGCACAGAGCCGTGCGAACCGTAAATACGGTAAAACCGTTGTGCCTGTCGGCATATAAGAAAGGGGTGTTTTACAGTTATGAATTATAATCCGATAAAATCTGTTGACGGAAAGGCTGTGAAATGCCCCTCTGCATATCAGTGGAAATTAGAGGATGTTTCCAATAAAAATGCAGGACGTACCGAGGCGGGTTTAATGGATAAAAACCGTATTGGACAGGTTATCGGGATTGAGCTTTCGTGGGACAACATTACGATTGAAGAAGCGGCACATATTTTGCGGCAGTTTAATCCCGAATATGTCACGGTAGAATATCTCGACGCTTTACATGGCGGATACACAACATCTGTATTCTATGTAGGTGACCGTTCCGCGCCTTTGTATAATGCGAAAATCGGACGGTGGAGCAATGTATCGTTTAATTTAATAAAAAGGGATGGGTCACAATGTTTCCGATAACCGATGAGACACGCAGTCTGTTTTTACAGAATTATCGGCAGACAGCGGAAATTCAGGTGCACACGGCAGATGAAACCTTTGTGCTGACAGATAAGGATATTGCTTTGGGCGGATTTACCTTTGACCGTGCTTCCGTAACAGGTTCGAAAATTGAGCTTGGTGCGGCGGTTGCGTCCGAACTGTCTTTAGAATTGAATAATTCAGACGGTAGATTTGACGGTATCCGTTTTGAGGGCGCAGAACTGTTTGCGCGCATTGCCGTCCGTGAAAATGATGATGCGCCGTTGCACCCTGTGACTGTCGGATATTTCACGGTAGATGCGCCTGCAAGGGCTTTATCAACCGTAAGTCTGTCCGCTTTTGACCGTATGGTATTGTTTGATAAAGAAGTAGACTGGACGTTGTTTATGTTTCCTCTAACAGTTAAAAAGCTGTTAGAGGACACGTGCAAAATTTGTAATGTACCTCTGAAAACAGATATAGGCGGCAAACCGAATTTTAACTATCAGATTCAACGTGCCCCCTCGGCGGATACAACCTACAGACAAATCATTCAGTGGATTGCGGAGCTTACAGCGACCTGCGCTTTTATAAATTGGGAAGGGTCGCTTTGCTTGCAGTGGTATGCGCCAACGGGCGAAACAATCGCGCCTACCGAACGGTATTCTTCGGATATGCTTGAAAATGATATTCTTATCAGCGGTGTGGAGATTGTCGATTCTGACGGGAATGTATATTTAAGCGGTGATGATGCTTATGCGTTCAAAATTGAGGGTAACGCCCTTGTGCAGGGCGATTATCAATCTGTTTGCGAAGCGGTTTACCAAGAGGTCGGCGGATTTACATACCGTCCTTATAAATGTACCGCAAAGTCAATGCCGTATCTTTTTCCGTTGGATATGCTTACATATGTGGATAAAAACGGCGTTTCGCATGAAACGATTGTAACCAATATCACATTTACTTTAAACGGCGGCACAGAGGTGCAAGGACAGGGAGAAACCGAGACACAGAACGGCTATGCGTCAGCAAATCCGTTGACAAAACGGGAATCCGTTATCATTAACAGTATAAAGCAATCCTTAAACGAGACGATGAACAGCAGTTTGCAGTCCGTTATTGAGTTTAACAAAACAATTGCAAATTCCCTCGGCGTGTACACTTCGACAGAAACTATGCCTGACGGTTCTGTGAAGTATTATATGCACGATGAGTCAACGCTTGAGAAAAGTAAAACGATTTATACATATACGGCAGACGGTTTCGCAGTTACAAACAGCGGATGGAACAATGGCAAGCCGGATTGGATTGGCGGATTTACGAAAGACAGCAATTTGATTGTAAAAAAAATCAACGCATACGGTATTGAGGTTTCAGACCCGAATACAAAATATGTTTCACATATTACGCCAGGCGCGTTTTCGGTTTGGTACGGTGCTATGCAGATTCTTACAATCAACGGAGATGAAAGTATCTTTACAAAAGTAAAAAGCAATCAGATTGAATGCGGTAGGGTACGGCTTTTACCGCATATCAATGACGGTGTGCTTTTGGGCAGTAATTTAGTTTTCTTGGATAATGTGGAGCAGTGAAGTCGTGCAGACATTTTATTCACAGGATATTGTAACAGGTACATATGTCCGTGCCCGCATTGTTGTGCAGGAAGTGTCTCAAAGCATAATCGGAAATCAGACGGTTGCGGACATCTTTGTTCAAATGTGGCGTACCAATACAGGATATACGACTGAGGGTGCTGGTACGCTTCATATCGGTGTGAACGGCGACGATGTTTCTTCGAGTATTACGCACAGCCAAAAGATAACGTATAACTCATATACTACAATCGGTGATAAAAGACGAGTGACGCTGACACACGATGCAAACGGGGATTGGAGCGGAAGAATTTCAGCGCGTGCAGATACATCCAATTCCAACATGTCTTTTGGGGAAACTTCTTTTAAAGTTGACCTGACACATATAGACCGCACCGCACCGAGAGTCTCTTTGTCTGTTTCCGACATTACGGAGAATACATTTAAAACGACGGTGCAAACGGATGCGCAATGTAATGCTTGGTGGTACAGTTTAGACGGTGGCGCGAGCTGGGTGAAATTTTCTACAGTTTCAGCAGTTTCGGCTTCTTGTACAATTCGCGGACTTGTTCCGAATGGTACATACAGACTGCAAGTCTGTGCAAGAAAACAAAGCAACCAAGTGGACGGATATTCAGATATTCGCACGGTGAAGACGCTTGGCGGTTCTGTTTTAAATTCCGTATCGGATTTGCAGATTGACGCCGAGAATCCCGTTCTGAATATGAATCTGACTGTGTATGCAAACTACACGCACAGTCTTGAAATCAAAGACGGTGAAAACTTTCATGTTTTGACAATAGATGATTTAACCGCGAGCAACGGCACAATCAATAAATCCATTGTTTTGACGTCCGAACAGCAACAAATTATTCTCCGTTATATGCGGTCAAAAAAAGAAATTACAGCACGTTTTCAGTTGACTACATACAGCGGTACAACAAAAATCGGAAATACATCGGTAAAAGAAGCCGTAATCAAAACGTCTTCGGAGTATTCTGCACCGCATTTTTCGGGTTTTACACATAATGACTGCAATACAAAAACGGTAGATGTAACCGAGAACGATAAATTTTACATTAAAGGGTATTCCGATTTGCATTTATCCTTGGATACCGCTGTAGCACAAAATTACGCCTCTGTTTCATCATACCGTGTGACCGTTGGAGAGACCCGTAAAGAATTTACGGAAACCGATATAAATTTCGGTAAGATAAACGATGCGGGCGATGTGAAATTGACGGTAGAGGCGATAGACAGCCGAGGGTATGCAACGGCAATTGAGAAGACCATTACAGTTATAGATTATACGGATATTTCTATTACAAAGTTTTCTATCCGACGTAAAAATGAAGTCGAATCTACCGTGCAATTATCATTTTCGGGTGATATATCCTTTATAGACGACTTGTCTGATACATTTTTACGTGAGGAAACGGGAGATGTGCTTTGTGCGGAAAATAACGAGCCGCTGCAGGTAAAAGATTCGCAAGGTTCAGAATCTTGTAACTGGCTTGTATCCGTAAAAATACGTTATAGGCCAAGCAACGGGTTTTGGTCTGATTGGTATGTACCAATTGTTGAAGAAGAAGTTAGAGGATTTTCATATGAAACACTTGCGCTGTCTGATACAGAGGGCAAAGAAATTAAATTTGACCCGAATCTGCAATATACTGTAGAAATCCATGTTGCAGACCGTTTGTCAGAAGACAATGTTTATCTGCCTTTGAATAAAGGTATACCGCTTGTGTCGTTCCGCGACAAAAAAATCGGTATAAATACTGCAGAACCGCAAGGCGCATTAGATGTCTGTGACGGAAACATTCTTATGAACGGTTACAATGTGCAGGGCTTTGTTCGCAGTACGGTTAAAGACGAAGATTTAAACGGAATACAGGAAACAGGCGTGTACATTTATGCGAATAATGGTACAAATGCCCCTGTGTATGCGGTTGGAATCCTTGAAGTATTTTCGTATGGTGCGTTCGTTTTACAGCGAATTACAGCATTTACAGCGGGCAATAAGATGTTTATACGTTCTTATCCGTTAAACGGTGAATGGCAGCCGTGGCGAGAAATATAGAACATTAGGAGGGAAACAACATGGCAAAAATCACACAACTACCCAAAGCGACCGCAGTAACGGATTCCGACATTGCGGTCATTGTGCAAGACGGCGAAACGCGGCAAATCCCGCGCACCCTGCTTGCGCCGCCTGTGACGGTTGACGCGGAAATGTCTGAAACCTCGGAAAATCCCGTGCAAAACAAGGTCATCACAGCGGCAATCCAAGAATTGGAAACAGGCGTCAATGAAGCATTCCGCGACCAAGCCGACGTGTTGGGTCAAATGATTGCAAAAACCCCGACAGATTTAAAGCTGGAAAACAACAATCTGTACCTATTGGCAGGGCAAACCAAAATCGGCGGCGGTGTACAGCTCCGTAAAACACCTACGCTGTTAGACACGTTCACCGTTGCCGAGGGCGAAGAACCCGTTTTGTTTTTTGAAAAGAAGCTGACGGGGCAGAATTGGCGGCATGTGTGGATAAACGGCGAAATCTATTCTTCCGATACCGCCGCCTCGCAAACCTTTCACTTGCGCACGGGTGCGGGTTCAGAGATATTCCGTCAAGCCTTTAAATACTGGGACAGGGGCAAGGCCTATGTTTCCGCCGAGATGCGCAGAATGCCGAACGGACGCATTGTCGGGGAAATTGCACTCAGCCTGCACCAATATACAAACGAACTCGGCGTATACGGAAAAAGCGTCGGACGGTTTAACGCGGAGTACATCAACGGTGTGCATATCAGTTTGGATAATCAAACACAGATGTTTGCCGCAGGCACACAAATTGAAGTATGGGGGATGGAATAATGGCAAGAGCATACATAGACGGTGAATTTTTGGAATTGACCGCAGAACAGATTGCGGAATTACAGGCAATCCAAGCACAGGACACGGGACTGCATACAGAAGCCGATGCACAGCCCGATACAGACCGTATCCAGCAGTTAGCGGCAGGGTTATCCACTGCAAAAACGATTGCAGAAATCCGCAGTGCCGCAAAACAGATTTTAGACGAAACAGGCGGGGGTGATACCGATGAATGAATGGACGATTGTGACGGTAATTATCGCCATTGCGGGACTGATTGGCACGGTTGCTGTACCGCTGATGAAAAACACAAAAGCTATGACACAGCTGTATGAGCAGTTAAAGCTTTTGGCATACCGCATCGGAGAAGAGGAAAAGGATTTGGAAGAATTCAAGAAAAAAGCCTCTGACCGTCACGAAAAGATTTTTACCGAGCTGGACGAGCATACGGAACGGCTCGGCGACCACGAACACCGTATTCAAAATTTAGAAAATAAAAAATAAAGGAGTATCACTATGAAAAACGTATCAAAAGAAACCATTATCCGCACCATTATCCTTGTTATCGCACTGCTGAATCAGATTCTGACCGCTGCAGGCAAAAATCCGCTCCCGTTTTCCGATGAGGAAATCTATATGGGATTGACGGCTGTATTCACCGTTGCCGCCGCCGTGTGGGCGTGGTGGA